TCAGCGTGCCAGCTTATCGTTAAGCATCAGCACCTGTTCGCCATTCATTTCTTCAATCCACGCACCGTAGACTTCATAAACCATTTGCGCGTTTTCATGCCCCATCTGGCTGGCTATGAAAGACGGGTTAGCGCCGGCAGATAAAAGCCAGCAGGCAAAAGTATGCCGCGTATGGTACGGATTCCGGCGGCGAATACCAGCACGTTTTACAGCTGCGTTAAATCTGGAGCCGATACTCGATAAAGAGTAGTAGGCTTTCTGTATGCCCTTGCGCATCCTTGGCATGAAAACAAATTGCAGGTTTTGATATTCCATCGCACCATACTCACGGTGATGAAAAACAATCTCGGTTTTGGGCTGTAATGAAGTCAGCGTACGCTGTGCCTTCAAGGCCTCTAGTGCTGGCTCTAATAGCGTGATAACTCGATCACCTGCATCGGTTTTTGGTGGGACGAACATTCCTAGCGCATTAAGGTTGCGCTGTATATGAGCCGTACCTTTTTCCCAGTCGATATCTTCCCAGGCAAGAGCTGCAAGCTCTCCATGACGGACACCAGTATAAACTGAACTGCGAACGTCCACATATTGAGGCTTTGGCCACGCTCGGATTGCGCAAGCAAACTAAACTCCTGCTTCGTTAAAGGATCCGGTTTTACTTTCCCTTTGTGTAATTTCTTGATCCCTTCAAAGGGTTTGCCACTGATAAAGCCAGATTTGTGTGCAAACCGAAGAAGGGAGCACAGAAGCGATATATAGTTGTTCACGGTACGCACAGTGCGTCCCTGTTTGTTGCTTCTGGGATTTGCCAGGTAAAGTGTCTCACCGTTCAACAGCTCCTTCCTGTATTTCAGAATGTCGCTGTGGCGTATAGTTGAAACAGGCGTATCTCCGTTGATGATGTGCATTAACGTACCGAGTTGTGAGCGCGTCTTACGCATCGTGTTCGCGCTAATTTCGGTTTCTTTAATGCTCGTCCATAGTTCACACAGCTCTGAAAAGGTTTGAACTGAAACAGTGGTTACGGTTTTTTTTGCTCTGGATGATGAAGGAAAGCGCTGGTGGTAATCAAACTCTCCAAGGTTGATCTCACTAACGATCACAGCCCGAAGATTCCCGGCTTTTTTGATGTTCGCCGGGGTGTTAATCCAACCTTTGAGAATTTCGCGACAACGCTTTCCCCGGTACATAAACCAGATACAAATCTTATTGTTTCTGATTTCGACACCTGTAGGCAAAGCTGCCATCTTACGCATCCCTGATTAACTGATTAATTCTCGGATAGTTGTACCAGGTTGTGCCACGCAAGGTTTTTTCTCCGGAAGGAGAAACCCGTTTAAAATGGACACCTTCCACCCAACAGCCCTGGCGATACTTCTCAATCTGTCGTTCGGTCAGGCCTGTTTTTTCTGTGAGTCTTGCGCCAACAACCCATTCTTCGTTAAAAATTACCTGCGACATGGTTCACCTCAGGTAGCGCCGCCAGCGTGAAGCAGTGCGATGGCTGCAAAGGGGCAGGGTTTATTGACGCTGAGGTTTTCAGCATGAAGTCCCACATTCCGGCAAAAGAGAAGAAATTCGTGAAGATGTCGCTGAGTATGGGTGTCGAAGATATTCGACCTTCTGAGTATGAGGTTCGGAGGCAGGTCAGGTAGGTAGCGCGCGTTCTATGCCCTCAGTGTAAGGGTAAGAAGGTTGTAAGTTGCGCCTGTAAAGATTGCCATGGACGCGGGAAAGCCTTTAATCAGGCTCTTACAGAACGGCAGGGCGTTCCGGTTCTGACCGATTGTAAGCGCTGCAGCGGGCGCGGGTATGAACGAATTCCATCAACTGAGGCTTACGCCGCGATGTGCCAGATAACGGATGCAATCACCCTCGATACCTGGAAGAAGTCTGTTAAGCCATTCTACGATCAGTTGATTACAAAGTTTGACATCGAAGAGGCATGGGCAGAAGCGCAGCTCAAGAAGATAACTAAATAGGGCATGAATTTATCGTGAGCTATTTACTTTTCCCGAAACTGTGGTAATTTTGCTCTAACGATGGGTTATTGCCTTCGTTTAAAGCCCTGCGGTTAACCCCGTGGGGCTTTTTGCTTCTGGCGATTTATGAATTATTGAAGAGCTAGCGCTGTAACGGAAAAATAAGCGATGCTTCGCTAGCTGCGAGCCTTTTAGTATCCATGGAAGAAGAAGCGAATCTTCAAGCCGATAAACTTCAACACTGGCCAGACATAATGTTGGATTAAATATAGGACAGGTGGAACAACTAATGTCGCACCGGTTGCGCAGAGTGCGTATACCGCCGAGTCCTTTGCGATTAATGAGTAATTTAGGTTAAGTGTTTCAAGATTAATTGCATTGGCTGTACTCGAACCTACAAATCCAGAGCCAAAAACAACCAGAAACACATAAAGTGATACTGTTATGAGCCTTAAAATCAACCGAATGTATTTCACGATGAACACCTGCTGATTGATGTCATCGTTTTACACAAATGCCATCTGTTTAGCTAGCTTATAGGTCGCTTGGTTCTAAATAATATCCTGTTCATTGCCTTACCCTCACATTGCCAGCCTGTCTCTGGCTTTTTTATTTCAGGCTCCAAGAACCATCATCGACACGCCTTCTTGTTAAATCGTCCCGACGGACTGACCCTTTTCAAACACACAGCACCCGCTAACTACGCGAGGTGAGAGTATGTATCGCATGGACAAACTAACCACAGGTGCTGCTTACGGCGCTTCAGCCGGTAGCATCCTAAACGGCATGCTGAATGCCTACAGTCCCGAACAGTGGAACGCTATCGGCGTGCTGGTGGGCATCATTGTTGCCGTACTGACGTATCTAACAAATCTCTATTTCAAAATCCGCGAAGACAACCGCCGCAGTAGGAACCGAGATGAACCCGACACTCAGAAATAAGCTGGTGGGCGCCATTGTTGGCGGATCAGGTGCAATCTCTATTGCAGCTGTCATGCTGGGCAATGCAGATGGTCTGGAAGGGCGACGATATTACGCTTATCAGGATGTGGTTGGCGTCTGGACTGTTTGCGATGGGCATACCGGTGCCGACATTCGCCGCGGCCACCGCTACACCGATATAGAATGTGACGCTTTGCTGCAATCCGACTTGCGCAAGGTTGCTTCAGCTATCGACCCGCTAATAAAGGTCCATGTTCCCGAAACCACTCTTGCCGCACTTTACTCTTTCACCTTCAACGTGGGAGCTGGAGCGTTTAGCAGATCGACGCTGCTGAAAAAGTTAAATTCCGGCGACGTTCTGGGTGCATGCAAAGAACTGCAGCGCTGGACGTATGCCGGTGGCAAACAGTGGAAAGGGCTGATTACTCGCCGGGAGATTGAGCGTGAAGTCTGCGAATGGGGCCAGAAATGAGCCGATTAACAGCAATCATCTGCGCTGTCGTTATCTGCCTGCTGGTTTCCATGGCTTGGGCGATCAATCACTACCGCGACAACGCCATCACATACAAAGAGCAGCGCGATAAGGCGACTGATAAACTCAGCCTGGCGAACGCCACCATCAAAGATATGCAGACCCGGCAGCGAGATGTCGCTGCACTGGATGCTAAATACACGAAGGAATTAGTTGATGCGAAATCTCAGCTTGAAGATTTGCAGCGTTGCGTTAGCACTGGTAAGTGTGGGCTGCACGTCAATGCCAAATGTCCCGCGAACGGAACGGCCAGCACCGGCGGCCTGGGCGATGCTTCCAGCCCCCGACTTACTGACTCCGCTGAACGGGATTATTTCACCCTTAGAGAACGAATCGCCACAGTGACGAAGCAGGTTGGCTATCTGCAGGACTACGTCAAAGAACAGTGCTTAAAATAAAAATATTTTTGGTTAGTCATCGCTATTCATGACTAACCAAAAGTGTTCATAGCTATTGATAGGCTAACTATATCTAATTGAAATCAAATGATTTACTCAAGCCTCGCATTCGTGGGGCTTTTCATTTTGCGGTTACAACCCGCACAAAGAAGTGCCGACCGAATCGGTAGAGCATGTGCCTGCGATAACTGCCAGATCCTGATTGGTTATTACATGTTCAATGCAAGTAAAACACACCGAACCCTAACCTGTGAAATGAGCCTTTGGATACGTCAGTTTAGTGCTGGCGAGCTTTCGGTGGGCTGGCGTTTCAATTCGGCAAAGGTTCATCTTACAAGTAAGGAAAACGCTATGAATAATCCGTCAGTTATTCCAGCCTTCGATTTTCGCGAAATGGTCACGACCCTCGATAACAAGATAATCACCACATCACTCAAGGTGGCGGACTACTTTGGTAAGCGCCATAAAGACGTTTTGCGCGCCATACGTAACCTCAAATGCTCCGATGATTTCACCCAGCGCAATTTCGCGCCCATTGATTTCATTGATAAAAATGGCGATATTCAGCCGATGTATAACATCACTAGAGATGGGTGCATGATGCTCGTGATGGGTTTCACTGGCAAAACAGCTGCAGCTGTAAAGGAGTGCTACATCAATGCTTTTAACTGGATGGCTGAGCAATTGAGCAGAAGGGTTGCCATGGGCGAAGAAATGCAGCACCGCTACGCCATCAAGGAAACGCGCTCAAAGCTGAAAGGCACGATAGGCAGCAGGCTGATGAACGAGAGGAAGAAAGAGAAGCACGTTCTGGCGGTGGAGCATGAACACATAATGCAGGTCACTCAGCCTGACTTGCTGATCGGATAAGCCATCACAGGGCTCATATGCGGGTGGGCTTGATAATGGCGGTAGTGGATAGGGTATAGTGTCAAGACGACGAATGTTTATACCTAAGGAGTATAGAATGCAACAATACTGTGTTTACTACAAACTTAAAAAAAGCCATTCAACCTGGAGCAAGTTTCATGTCAGGGCGTCAAGTTCTACTGAAGCTATTTCAATAACTATAAAGCCATTTTCCAACTACCCAGAATTAACTGTTCTAGGTGCTCCATTGACATTTGAGAAAACCAATTTTGAGAAGTCGCATGGACTTCGATAACTGATTTGGTAATTTTTAACCGCCTCCAGGCGGTTTTTTTATTTCCATATGAATCGTGTCGTTTGTGGGGTGAAAGTTATGGTGGCTTGGTTCCAGTTTTTTCCAGCAAGAATTTTCTCTATGCAGTGTATGGCGTAAAGATCATCGGGTGGAGAGAAAGAAGTGTATTCGCCTTCGATAGTCAACTTGACGTCATGTATTGAAGCGATTGCGGTGCGTCCTTCATTGTCAATATTGCGGAAACAGGAAATCCTTGCCTCGTAAAACTCGTCTGGCAAACCTTCTAACATGCACCCAGTAGCCCACTGAAGAAGCTGTTCATCTGAATACTCTGGCTCGACGGTCAGCGCCGTCTGCTGCTTGCTTATGAGCCGTTTGAATGTGTTGAGAAAGGAAAACATACCACCTCCTTGGTTTTGCCAAGGATAACATATTATTGCCATCACCATTTGCTGTCTCATCGTAATGGCGATATCCCCACATGCGGAGAAAGAGACTCTCAATGTCCGACATCTACCAAATCACCCTCACTACCCAAACAGGCGAAACCTACGCCGGAAAGATGACCAGGAGTCAGCCTGAGCTTGTTAATGGCTTTGTTCCGCTGGCGACAGAGACGGGCGAGTGGCTGTATTTTGCTCCAGCCGATGTGAAGCGCGTACAGTTCACGCCAGTACCTGTCGAGGAATAAAATAATGGCGACGTGCAGACTGTCAGTTGAAATCAAAAGCACCTGGTGGCTTCCCGTCTACATCAAGACGCTGACGCTATTCTGCTTAATGATGCGTTACGAGCCTGATTACCGAAAGGTGGATGAGTTCATCGTTAAGTATGGCATTAGCCAGAAGGTGAGATCAGAGCCTGTAAAGAGATGAAGGAGTAACCCATGGCGAACGATGTTGAACATGAGCTGCGCGAAAACTGGACCCGCAAGGGTTGAACTCATCGACACCCGCTGCGACTGGGTCAACATCATTTGGCTCACTGAGCGCGACATCGAAGTGATGGATCGCCAGACGAAGAAAGACGTGCTGGCGTATAACAAATCGGTGTAGGCGAATTGTCAAGCAAGTGGGAATCTATAGGACGCGTACACCAATCGTTGCAGGGCACTCAATTAACACTTCGACTGTCGCAGGATTAACAACAACCCCTGACCAATATTTTTCAGCCAGAACAAGTGTTGCCAGATGGTTGGGGCCTATCTTTAGCAAAGTCATGTCTGCTTTGAAAATGCGAGCACTTCCCGATATTTCGTAAACTGGTAGGTTAGGGGCTTGAAAAAAAATTCGCGGGTATGACGGGTCTTCAGACGCAAAAGCGCATTCAAATCGAGATGGCAACTCAGGGAATTTTAATTGGCGGACGAATTCGTATATGACCTCTATTGAGGAGCTTAAATTTGTGTACGAAAGGGCATTGCCATATTGGTCATATAGGTAGTTGTTGTTATTAAGCAGGTATTCAATACCGTGCCTAGCAATACCTCTGGGGAAGTTATTGTGGAAATGGTTGGCCATATCTATTGATGAACATAACCCAAAAATTTGTGTACATTGAGAAAGTTCATTTGGAATTGTTTGCAAATTCAGAGCCATGCCAGGTTGTAGCAGGCCACTCCTATCACCAGTGTAGTAAATCGTCATTTCTCTTCTCTAAGATAATTTATGGCACTCGCCGACAAACAAGAAATGTTCTGTCGCGATTACCTCATCGATTTAAACGCCACGCAAGCGGCAATTCGGGCGGTGTATAGCGTAAAGACAGCAACTGTATGGCCTCCGACAACTACCGAACCTAGCACCTTGTTAAGGATTAATACTTACAAAGCTTAATGCAATGAGTTAGTGAGAAGAATGGAAAAAACATGCTGTAAGTCATACGCATGGACAAAATTTTATTGTTTTTAATCCTGAAGTGCGCATGGCTTCATTGCAAGCTTCATCAAGACTTAGTGTGCAGATTTTCTGATACCGCCCAGTAGTAAATCCTGTTGTATCCTTTTTACGCTTATGAGGATTAATGCTTTTACAGGACACCCTGTGGATTCTCGTAAACCGAGCGTCAGTGCGGCTGCCAAGTCCTTGTGAGTGTTTAAGCGTATTGACTACGAACCCATTAGGATTATCGCTCAGCCAATGCCGGTAGGCTGACTCGCTTTCTGGTTGAAGTTCGCTGTTGAAGGTAAATGTTGCCATAGCTTCCACCCCTACATTTGTGCCTAATCATTTTTATCTTAGTCTTCTGGGCGTTACAATGACCCCTATGAACTTTATTGCATAGGTCTAAGGCATGATCTGGGTCATATACGTCTCTGATAAACCGCATTCAAAGAAGAATTTTGGAATTGGGCTAGATCAAAAAGTCTGGGGCGTTAAAGAAACAAAGAAAGAAACTATCGAAAAGGTTGCTGATGGCGATCTGGTTGCATTCGTTTATGCCATATCTTGGTTAAAGGCAGAAGGCCCACCGCCTAAGGGTTTTTCGCGTGTTAGCAAAAATGACCTAGAAAAATTTCGAGGCGTAGTCCAAAGCATCACCTTAGCTAAAGTCAGCAAATCCTATTACATCTCCCAACAAAAGGTGTGGCCAGATGATGATTATCCGCACCGCTTTGGCTTCGATAATGTAACCACATACGGCACAGATGTTTTTTTTGGAACCGAATTTTTTAATCCTGATTTTGTTGAGGCTGTACGATATTCAGCATGTACGCAGGGTTCAGTTACACAAGCATCTAGCATAGAGACCATCTCGGACCTTTCTTTGGTCAAGGTTGAAGATACGGAAGAAGAACTGCCAGTAACCGGTAGTGAGGGGCGGCCTATCCTCCGGCTTCATCTTTCCCGAGAACGAGATCCTTCTTTAGTAAAGAAAAAGAAACAGTCGGTGTTCGAAAAAACTGGAAAGCTGGCATGTGAAATATGTTCAGTCGACTTCAAAAATACCTATGGCGAACTAGGTCAAGGATTTGCCGAGTGCCACCACAAGAGTCCCTTGAGTTTGCGTGACGACAACCAAGAAACAAAGCTTGAAGACCTGGCTATAGTTTGTGCAAACTGTCACAGGATGCTTCATCGCCGCCGGCCATGGTTAACGATTGATGGACTTAAGAAGATTTATGAAGAGCAACGAGCTGACCAAGCTTCAACATGATCTCGCAGAATTTGCTTCTGAACGCGACTGGGACAAGTTTCATTCTCCCAAAAATTTATCAATGGCTATGTCTGTAGAGGCCGGAGAGTTAGTTGAAATTTTTCAGTGGCTAACTGAGGAAGAGAGTAGTTCTTTAACTCAAAAGCAGCAGTTAAGAGCTGAAGAGGAGATAGCGGACGTGTTCCTCTACTTGCTCCGAATTGCAGATAAACTGAATGTTGATCTGATTCAGATTGCTAAAAATAAGATTGCAATTAATGCGGAGAAGTACCCAGTAGAAGCATGTTACAGCAGCGCTGCGAAATATTCAGACCTGTAGAATGATCTGTTTTGCTGATGGACTTGATAATGGAAGTTAGCGTCAGAACAAATGTTGCTTGAAAATTCGATACTAAGCGGCAATATCTTTTCTCCGGGTATTCTCGTTCCTATAGAGGGAAAGGCTATGAATCAAGAGTTGGATAAAGCTATCTACACTGCGCTAACAAGTTTCGAGGGTTCCTCTGGTGTCGGTTCATCCCCAACAGCAAATGAAATCATCAGAGTTGTTAAGCCATATTATTCTCAGGGTAGCGAGCAACAGAAGCGCGATATCCTGGCAAGGCTCGAGAAACTCCGTAAAGAACCTGGTGTGCCGTCCCCAATGAACCTTCAGCAGATGCTCGAAAGTTAACCCCCACTAGTATTCTTCATAGCCACTGGCATTTGCTGGTGGCTTTTTTATTGGAGTAAATATGGCAAAACCGGACTGGGGCGAGCTTCAGCAACGGTTCCTGTCCGAACATGCCACAACCGGCGTATCACCGAAGGAATGGTGTGAGGCGCAGGGACTGAACTACGCTACCGCCCGTCGATATATCAAAAAACCTTCTGCGCAAATACCTTCGCAGAAAAAAGTGCGCACTGCGCAGAAAGAACAAAGCGCAGAAGAGCTGGTGGAGATAAAGCTTAGCGCGAAGGTAAAGCGCTTCATTGCTGAGTACCTGAAGGACAATAACGCCACATCCGCCGCTGCGCGCGCTGGTTATAGTGACCCAAACTACGGTCGTCAGCTCATAGCGAATCCTAACGTTGCGCAGGCTATTGCTCAGCAGCAAAAAGCGTCCATTGTGCGCACGCTTGGCAGTGCCGACGAAGTCCTCGCTCAGATGTGGCAGCTCGCCACCTTCGATGCAAACCAGCTTTCGCAGTATCGTCGCGGCGCGTGCCGTTATTGCTGGGGTTTCGGTCACCACTACCAGTGGCGTGATGCCGTGGAGTTCGAAGAGAAAAGACTCGAGGCTGCTGAGCGTGACAGACGTGAACCCGAAGATTCCGGCGGTTACGGCTATGACCACAATCGAGAACCAAACCCCGAATGCCCGCGCTGCAATGGCGACGGTATTGGCCAGCCTTATTTCCCCGATACGCGCAAACTCCCGGCAGCTTCTCGGCTCGCTTACTCAGGCGTGAAGGTTGGCAAAAATGGCGTCGAAATCACAGCCATCAGCCGTGAAAGAATGTTCGAAGCGGTGATGAAACGCCTTGGCCTTGCTGATAGCGAGTTCGCCCAGCGCCTCCAGCAGATTGAAATCGAGCGCCGGCAGCTTGAGGTCGAGAAACTCCGTAAAGAGCTGGCCGGTGATGGTGAGGACGATGAACCAACGCCAGTTGCAATCAATATCAACGTAGTGGATGCGAGGGCAGACGATGGGGATCAGCCCGACACTTAACATTCCTCAGGCGCACTTCCTCGCAATGCAGCACAAGTTCAAAGCCTACGTTGCCGGGTTCGGTTCCGGTAAGACGTGGGTGGGGTGTGGCGGCATCTGCAAAGGGATGTGGGAACACCCGAAGATTAACCAGGGTTATTTCGCGCCGACGTACCCGCAGATCCGTGACATCTTCTACTGGATGGAGAGAACCATGAAAATTGTCAGGCATAAAAGCCTAATCATGCAGGAGGGATAATGTGCGAATCCGTCCGTACTGTTCGCCTATATGGTGTTTTGGGTACTACGTTTGGCCGCGAATTCCGACTTTCGGTAGCTTCACCAAAAGAAGCCATCCGCGCATTGTGCGTTATTGTGCCAGGCTTCGAGCGGTTTTTGAATACCAGCAAGCAGCGTGGGCTTACTTACGCTGTATTCAGTGGAAAGCGTAACCTGAACGATGACGAACTCTCTATGGATCAGAGTAGTGCTGATATCCGTATTGCGCCGGTTATCCTCGGGAGTAAACGTGGTGGAGTATTCCAGACTATCTTAGGCGTGGCTTTGGTCGCAGTTGGTGCTGTGGCGTCATACTTTGGCGGTGGTACTGTCGGCGTTCCTCTAATGCAATTTGGCGCTGCGATGGCCCTTGGCGGTGTTTTCTCCACAGACAACCGGACTTGCCAGCAAGCAATCGGCAGACAACAAGGCCAGTTATGCCTTTGGGGGAGTAACCAATACGACAGCCCAGGGTAATCCTGTGCCGCTCCTTTACGGCAAGCGCCGCATCGGTGGCGCGATCATCTCCGCCGGTATCTATGTTGAAGATCAGCAGTAAGCATGCTGTAATGGGCTTACTTAATATGGGGTAACTTGAGCTTAGATTCAAAAATGAAAAAAATACCTACTCTTTTCCTTTGTACTTCCTTATTTTCAGGCATGGCTTTAGCTGATAACCATTACATACCTCTCCTCTATAATTTATCTACTATGTTTGATTTCAATCCAGTTAAAGGAGCTGTCAAATCATTAGATACTAATGTTGAAGAAAATGGTAAGGTCACTTATAAAATCGCCATCAGACTAGCTAAGAATGGTTGTGTCGAAAGCTTAGATCTTGATAACGTTTCGTCTGGTCATGAAACAAATCTAAAAAATAGCAATGGAAGTCTTGTTGGCCAAAGAGATGGTAAGCCTTTCTCTATACAGCTCGATGAAAAATGTAATATTTTGACTAAAAATGAAAATGGTGACGAGTTGCTATATAGTCTTTACTCGAATGGCTTAATTAAAGACACCTATTATTTGGGTAAGAAAATATCTGAGCATTTTTATGATGATAATTCTAATTTGATACGTTCTGAGTTTTATGGTTCTGGTAAGGTCCTCTCTAACAACGAAATATCTTATGTTGATAAAGACAGGAAGCCTCTTGATTATAAAATTATAAACACATCAGTTTACTCGGAAGGTTATACAGCAACGAATACTTGTCATTATAGCGAAAAGCTTGTTCCTGAAATATGTAAAGTAACAATGCAGAGCGCAGGGAATCCTGTGCCGAAGCCAGTATTAATGACAGCGAATACGAAAGTTGAATTCTATTAGATTAAATACATTTCAATAAGCCACCTCCGGGTGGCTTTTTTTATGGGCGCAATATGGCTATAGCAACCGCTATTAAAGGCCGCAAGGGCGGCAGTTCAAGCTCAAGGACTCCTACAGAACAGCCAGACGATCTGCAGTCAGTAGCCAAGGCAAAAATCCTTCTCGCGCTGGGTGAGGGGGAGTTTGCTGGAGGCCTTACTGCGCGCGATATTTATCTCGATGGCACCGCACTTGAGAACACTGATGGTTCACAGAACTTCAGCGGTGTGGCTTGGGAGTTTCGTTCTGGAACTCAGGCGCAAAAATACATTCAAGGGATCCCGGGTAACTATATTTTCCAAAAGCAGCCTAACTGTGACATTATGCTGAAGCACGATATTAAATATGATGATGGTTATCAGTCATACGAGAATATCAAGAAATTCCTGCCAGCAACTTACGTCTACAACGATGACCCTCGTGAGAGAGTTCGCCGGGGTGTAATCGCTCAGGACGTCATGAAGATTGATAGTGAGTACGTAAAGCTGGTCCCTGCGGCGCCAAGGTTTGATAGCGAAGGAAACAGGGTTGATGCTAATGATACGTTGGCACTGGATAACAACGTTACCATGCTCGATACAGCACTGGCTCTCAATTACGTCATTAAGCAGTTGGAAAAAACACAGAAAGAACTTGATGAGCTTAAGAAAAAATTTTCTTAGTCATGGAAGTTTAGCGCCGCGGCCCAATCGAAAGAACAAGCAGCGGCGGCATCGATAATTCTGATGACCAAAAATCATTTCTTCAGAAGTTTCTTCAGTCTTATCAGCAAGAACGCTATTAATGCGGACAGAGAAAATTTAATCAAAATTATTGTGAAATCATAGTTATTCATGGCCTCTTCTCCATCACCTGATATCCGAAGATGTTGCATGAAAACATCATTAATCCAGCTATCTGGGATGAGGATAAAACAGACAATAAGCAAAGTAACGAATATTATGATTTTCATCTCACACCACATTTACTGAAGTCAGGAACACCACGTACATCAATACGCCCGTATGCCATTAATCCTTTTCCGCCGGGTACAGTCACTTTTTTCCGTTTGAGTAATGAATTACGAAGAATCTGGAAATCGGCTGCTCTGTAAAGGGTGATGCAGCCCCACGATACACCAGAACCATCAGTATTGAGAGGGTGGAGTCTGAAACTGCCACGTTTCGTACCGTTAACATAGACGTAATCGCTCATGGTTTGCGCACTGTACAAACCGAACCATTCAGAGTGATGGTTTTTATACAGGTGTGCCAGATCAATTATTTCAGCTCTCACCTGGTTAACGAAACTACCAGTGGGTCGATCAACAATCCAGTAAGTATCGGGTGGAATCGCGGCTTTTTCAATATCTGAGCAGTTAGGATTGTTGATATATCGTTCGATCCCTGACAGAACGTCAAATGATCCAATACCATAACAGTCCAGCTTGAGCGTTTTCCCATCTGGCGACAGCCGGCCATAATCCATCATGCAAATCTGCAAGCTCTTACTCCTGTTTTCGATTATCAATTCGCCGGAATGATAATAGATAATAAACGGCTGGTTAACCTACTAATTTTTCAGTGTAAGGTAGGTTAGTTATACAACCAGTTTGGTAGTAAGTAGCGGTGATGCCAGTAATGCCCAATGCCTTTTGCTGGCGGAGAGCACTCAGGGTTGGTCTAAATATACGCATCTGAGTCAGAACTCGAAAAATTTACAAAGGTTATAATTCGAAGAGAGATAGAAACTTACAAGCGAAGCGGTGAAGCTTTGTACAGCCATAAGGAATCCGCAGTATTGCGAACCCTCAAAAAGAAAACTACTGTATATAAAAACAGTATTTGAGGTGAGCGCAATGGACTTCATTAGGCCAACAGAACTGCGAGAAATTATCGCTCTCCCGCTATTCAGTGACTTAGTTCAGTGTGGTTTCCCAAGCCCCGAAGCTGATTACGTTGAACAGCGTATCGATCTCAATGAGTTACTTGTCGCTCATCCGAGCTCCACCTATTTCGTCAAAGCCGCAGGTGATTCAATGATCGAAGCCGGGATCAGCGATGGTGATCTGCTGGTGGTGGACAGCTCACGCACTGCTGAGCATGGTGACATTGTCATCGCCGCGGTGGAAGGGGAGTTCACTGTTAAGCGCCTGCAACTGCGCCCAACCGTGCAGCTCAATCCTATGAACAGCGCTTACTCGCCGATTATTGTCGGCAGCGAGGACACGCTTAATGTGTTCGGCGTTGTTACTTTCATCGTCAAATCGGCGAGCTGA